GCCTTGCAGCCGAACAGCTTATGCAGGGTTACCGTCCGAACAGCGCACTTGCAATTCCGGACAAAGAAACGGCTGCATATCAATCCGCAATGATGCAGGGTTATGCACCGGGCAAAAGTTACAGGATGGACGGGTTCTATTATCCAAACTCCCGTCAGCCATCAACTTATTCGCAACCGGGAACGGCCGATAACTACGACTACCTTTCTGCAATGCAGGGAATCTACCGGAGGAACCGTTAATGAGAACTCTTGAAGAAGTCGACGCAGATATCGCTGAAACCAAGCGTCAGATTGCGCTAGGCAACGCGTTTAACAGACGCGCCGCCCGCTTTGACTATATTCTCGAAGGCGACAGAAGTGGACTTGACGCAATCGGTCAGGCCCTCAACAACGCTATCGAGCGCGAAAGACAGCAGAAGTTCCAGGCGGAAGAGTCCGAAAAGCAGCGCAAGTTCCAGGAAGCTGAAAATGCAAAGCAGATGGCATTACAGTTGAAGAACCAGGATTACGACCGCACGCTCGACAAGGCCCGCACCTTGCGCGACCTTGGTGATGCATATGCCGTCTATGAAGACACAAAGATAAAGTCCGGCGACGACACCCTTGCCATGGCAAGGGCCCGCAACATGTTGCAGTTGCAGCTCGACAACGCGGCCCACCTTGGAATTCCTCTTGACAAGCTCAACGAGTTCAACCCGAACTACAAGGCGCCAGCACCTCAAAAAAATGAAACTGCACCGGCAATCGACGTAATTTCCGGCAACCAGGATATCAATTCCGTGGTCAACGAGTTTATCCGCAACGTCGGCAAGACCAAGAACCGCAACGAGCTCAAGGAAATGAAGATTCCGTTCGAGAACAACTCGACCACGGCGGAGCACTTCAAGAAGGCGCAGGATGCAATCGACAAGCAGAACAAGGTGTTCGACGCCCGCGATGCCGCTGCAAGGCTGTTGGCTGAAATGAAGAACCAGGTGAACAAGAAATACAGTGAAGCTGCACTTGAAGGCATTTCGACCAAGCTTAGACAGACAAAGGAAAAGAGCGACAAGGACAAGGTCCTTATCAATGGAAAGCAGTATGATGTTATCCGTACCGTCGTGGATGATCCGAACACCGGAAATAAGGTCCTGCGCCTGACCGATGGCAACGGTAACATTCTCAAGGAATACAAAATCAAAGGGCTAACCAAGGGACGATAACAAATGGCTTGGAAGGAAGATATCGACAACGCGGCTTACAATGCCGCCGAGAAATACTACGACGAGGTTCTTGTAGGACTCGGAATGTTTCCTTCCGAGCTCCGCCGCTTGCCGCTCGACCGTGAAGATGCAATCGTGGAACTTGCCCGCAACGTTGTTGGCGAAGTTGAGAACAGGTTCCCTGAATCGTCTTACAATGAACGTATGGCAAGTATCCTTACAGACCCTGCTAAGGTTTCCGAAAACATGAAGTGGCTTTTCGGCTATGGAGTTGACCCGGTCGTTGCGCAGGAGCGGAAAGACTTCAATGCCATGCAAAGCCTAATCAATCCGGACCCGGCAAAGAACGAGAAGAAGTGGACCGATATGTCGAAGCAGGAACTGGAGCATGTAATGCAGCAGTTCGGCTTTGATTCCGGCAAGGAAGGCGATTACAACAAATTCATCAACCTTATTGCACAGCACCAGCTTAACTTCGACAGGGCCAAGGCAATCCAGGACGAAATGTCCACCAAGACCGGAATGATTGCCTCGCTTTTTGCACCGTCCACTGCACAGGAAGTTGTCCGTCAATCCCTTACCGGTGAATATGACGACGACCGTCTTTACAAGACAGGCATAGTGGATGCGCTTGTTGGCGGTGCATTGTTTGGTGCTACCAGGGCGCCTGGTTTCGCTGCTCCGGTTCTTGGTGCAGGTCTTGAAGGCACCCGCCAAATTGTAAATGGTCTAATGGGCAACCAGGTTGACCCGGTTGATATTACGTTGTCAGCAGCAGGCGCAATTGGTCCGAAGAGCGGGCGTATGATCACGATACCCCTTAGCCGTTCCAAGGATTCAAATCTATTGAGCTTCAAGCGTGGGTTTGGACGTGGGCTCCATGGATTTTATGATTCAAAGGACGCTGAACGTAGAGGTCTTGAAAATCTTCTCGAATCCGGTTACATGCAAGACGTATTGCGTCGTGGTGAAGCAAAGGATAAGCTCTCTGCTCTTGGATTCCGGAGCGCGGAAGACGAGGCGAAAATAAACAACGTCATTAATGCAGCAAGCGAACAAGTTAATACTGCACGTGGCAACCTCAATGCGGTCCGTAACCCGAACGGGGAAACTCCACGCGACGCGCTTCTTCGTTCACTTGACGAGAAGTATTCCAAGAAGGCCTATGCCGAAGCGGAGCCTGCTGTCCAGCGTGAACTGACTGGTTCAGACCTTATTTCCGGTTCACCTGAATTGGCAAACATATCCGGAGAAGCGGGCCTGTCAATCGACGACTTGGCAAAGCAACTTTCTGGATTAGCGGGTAGACCTGAACCTAGATTGAAGCGCGGTTACCGTGAAGTGCTTGACAGCTTTGGAAATAAGCGCGTCGTCAAGAAATCCGATTTGAAGAAGGTCAGCGAAACGCCGGCCCGTATGCCAAATCCGTATCCGAACGTTACGCAGAAGGAAGCGGTTACTCTTGCAAACCAGGACCTAAGGGCAGCCGAAAATGCGATGACGAAGGCAAATGCCAAGAAGGAGCAATATGCCCTGAACTCGGAATACTTCGGCATTCCTTTGGAAGAGCGCCCGTATATCGAACAGGTAATCGGAGACCCGACAGGTTCGTTGCCGAAAGGAACGGCTCCGATATCCGTAGACGATGTTATCAAGAACTACTACAACCGCCCGGTCAAAGCGGAAAATTACAGGAACCCTGTATATGAACGCAACACGCAGCAGATGTTTAGTACGTTCCCTGAAAAGTATTCTGCTGATATCGGAAGAACGGAAAACTCGAAATCGTACAAGTTGGGTGTTGGAGCCGGTAAGTTCTTCGGCGGTGTTGTTGCACCGGCGGAAGCCATTACACACACAAAGTTCCAGGGCCTTGGCTCCATTCTGTTCGGAAAGAACAATGACAAGAACATTGAAACGACCGGCAAGGACTTCCGCGATTCCGAATGGTACAAGAAACTTGACGAACAAAAGAAGGCCGCAATAGAACGTGCACTACGAGGGGCTAGATAATATGTTCCGTTCATTTGATAACAGAAACAGATACTATGACGTTAACGGCAACCCGCTGCAAGGTTGTCTGCAATTCATGGTCAAGGGCGGTTCCACCAAAGCGCCCGTCTTCGACCGTAACCGCGTTCCTCTTTCGAACCCGCAGCTTACGGACCAGCTAGGACGAACTGACCACCAGGTGTTCGTCGATTCCGATGTCGTCGCCTACGTCTACAAGTACATTGGCGCCGGCCGTTTCGGCGACATAGTGGAAGACTCCATCGACACGAGCGACCAGTCGATGTGGTCGTTGCAGTACACCGTCGACAGCACGATGGATGCTTCGTCCGTCGTAAGCACGGATTCTGCACCGGCCGTAATGACCATGGCCGAGTTGCGGGCGCTCGACGTTGCGGAAGTTCCTGAAACGGACGGTGTAAAGATAGTTTGTCTTCACGGCTATTACGAGGCGGGCGACAAGGCGCCTGTCTGGTACATTTGGCATGGTGACGTTACGGTGGAAGACGACAGCGGTTCCGTAATCAAGGCTGACGATTACCTGTCAGGCCGCTGGATTCTTGTCCAGCCGGAATCATATTGCGACTCGCGCCATTTCGGCGTGTTTCCGCAGGAGTCGTCGGGCGAGTACGTCGACCATACCACCGGGATAACTCAGCTCGTTAACTACTGCAACAGTAAGTCCATCAAGCCCCTGTTCAACGGCTCGTTATCCCGGCCTTACTTTATTTACAACTTCCTTATCGTATCGAGCAGGAACCCCATTGCCGTAAGCAACGGGACCATCTTCGTGGACAAGCAGCATGCCCGGTTCTACGGCGAATGGGAAGGCAATCCGCGCTTCCTTAACGGAATGACTACGTTGTCTGCAAGCGTAATCAAGGCATCCTGGAACTTCGAGGACGCGATTACGTACAACACGGTCTACCTTGACGATTCATGCCAGAAGACCCATTTCGAGAACGCGGACGTTTACGTTACTGTTGGAACGGCGGGCAAGTCGTTCACCCACTGCAACATCACGTCGGACGGCATGCTTGCGGACAACAGTTTCAACGACTGCGTGCTCCGCGGCTCCATGTTCACGAACGAGTCGTTGAGCCCGTCGATTGACGAGTCCTGCATCATCCACCCGAAGGACTTCCATGGCCGAATGGACTTGTGGTGCACACTCAGGAGCCAGCAGCATGCCCCCGTCATCGACCTCGAAATGGAAACGCTCGATGCATCCTGCGAAATTTCTCTCGACGGGGTGTACTTCAAGGATGCCCTGTTCAACGGCTTCGAACACTATGCTACGGTTTCGGTCGGCTTCGAAGGATGCCGCGGTTCCGTTACGTTGCATGCACAGGGCAACTTTGTACTGACTTCGGAAGACTCCGAACTGAACATTACGTTTGACGGAACGGGCGAGGCGGGCGTTGGCTACCAGCCGGCAATCGTTGCCCATGACGGATCCATTTCGTTTGTCAACCAGCTCACTTACCTTTCTTCCCTTGGTGGAAGCGGTGCTTCGTTTATCGGCAATTCGGTGCTGGTGAACGGCGACGTTGCCATTGACAACGTAAACATCGGGACGGCTGTTACGTTGCGCGGTGCACTCGATATGCGCTACTGCACGATGAACAGCAACATGCTCCACTACACGGTGAACCAGGTTGCCCAGGTAAGGATGCAGCACTGCAACCTCAACGCTTACTACTCGTTGATTCCGTCCGTTGCGGGAACAACCGTAAGGGGCGTATGGGTGCACAACTATTCCAGCGTCGATTCCCCGATTGTTCTCGACCGGACCAACATCGACCCGGTGGATGCCAACCACGACTACGTCTACGCCAACAATTCGGGCGGTTTCATTCCTTACGTGACGGAGCCGGAATTGCACGTGTACACCATCCACCATAGCACGATGACCGGTTCACTGCAGCCCCCAACGGATCCGTACACCCTTACGCAGTTTGTGCTTGGCGGCTCTGACTCCGATGTTAACGGTACGCCCGCCGGCTACATTTGGCCGTGGTACCATGTTCCAAACTTCGATACCATAAAGATGTTCCGTATCGGTGTTGACCGGTTCCTTGTGAACGCGAAGCTGGTTACATGGCCTAAGCAACTTGAACGACCGGGGAGCACTGACGAGTACAAGTGGAACCGTTACCATGACGCGGCGCTTGCGGCTGTTTGGAAGAGCGGCTTCGAGTGGGGAATTTTGCCGTTCTATCCGGACCCGGCAAACCCGGAACCGTTTGCGGACTTTGCAGCAAATCCAAACTTCTTTGCGGGTTCACTTTCGTTCTCGTTCAACAACATGCCGTCGTTCAGCGACTACACGATGCCGATGACAATCCAGTACGAATGCCTCGACAAGCACGACCACTATACTAATTAGCGGCGAGGAACAATAAATGGCAGTAGAAAATTCACAGCAGATTATCCAGGAATGCGCTGACTTTCTCGAAAAGTCCAGCGCCCGTTACGCAACCACCCTTCTCCGTGCATCCAAGGACCTGACCCGTTATTCCGGCGGTTTCTGGGACGACGACATGAAGAAGTACAGGACGGGCCGTAACCGGATTTACCTTTCCCTAAACAACTGGAACGTCCTTTGCAACGCAATCGCGAGCCCGCTATCCGCGAGCCCGTGGCATACTGAACTGAAAGTCCAGACGCAGGACTTCAAGCTAATTCAGGAGGCAATCGACGCGCTCGAAGCTGACAACGACCTGAAGAGCGCCCTTATCGACGCGTTCCGCAAATGCGTCCTGACCGGTTACGGTTTCCTTGTTGTAAGCACGGATGTAGACGAGTTCACCAGTGAACCGCGTATTGTTCTTGAATCCGTCAAGCAGCTGCAATCGGTTGCGCTAGACCCTAGCATTATGACGGTTTCCGGTTCCGATGCCGAGGAAGGCGCCCTTGTGAACTACATTGGAGTCAAGAAGGCCCGGCGCCTCTACGGAGACGACGTTGCGCCGTTCGACTACCCGCGCACTTCGACCATCATCAACTTCGGCAACATGCGGCAGTGGGGTTGCCCGGCTGACCAGGTTGCAGTCGTTTCTTACTATGTAAAGGAGAATGACGGGGTCCACTTCTACAAGATTGTTGGCGACAAGGTTGTCCAGGATGTTACCTTGCCGATCAAGTTCATTCCGATTATCCGGTTTGCCGGAAACGAAATCTACGAGAATGACCAGATTAACTACGACGGCATCATCCGTCAAACTCTGGACCTTGAACTAGGCGCCAACCAGGCTTACAGTACTTTGATTGAGCGTTGCGGTCGAAGCGTCAAGGCTTCTTACCTCTCCCACGTGAAGGCTTTCGACGGCCTTGAAAAGCAGGTCCAGGCTTGCGACAAGGAAGACGCGATGGCCGTGTACTGGAAGGGTGACGTTGAACCGAAGCCCCTTGTGGAGCAGTTCCAGACCGGCGACTTGCAGGCCGTCATCCAGACGACCAGAACTCTTATGGAAGACGTTGTTGGCATTCCGCTTACCGGTATTCCGGATTCTTCTCCGGAAAAGACGGCGACTGAAATCATGCGTCAGCAGACTTCCAAGGAATCCAACACGGCGCAGTACTTCAACCACGCCTTCACGGCCTCGCAGGTTCTTTCGAAGATCTTCATCGAGCTCCTGAACGGCGGTGAAGACTTGCAGTTCACCCTTGAAAACGGCCCGTCCGTCATCACAAGACAAATGAAGGCGCGTCAGGAATTGACCGCGCTTGGTGCAATTTGTCCGGACGAAATGAAGCCGGTCCTTGCCGTTTACTTTGCAAAGACCCTCGAAGACGATATTGGCGAAGATATGACCAACAACATGATTGCCAACCTTCCGCCCAACATCCAGTACTTGGATGAAGAAAGCGAAATGGACGGTCAGGCTGTCCATACTCTCGAACAAATGAAGGCCGTCATGGAACAGCAGCAGGCAATGCTAGACGAACAGATTGCCAAGAACAAGGAACTTGAAGACCAGCTGCAGATGATGCAAATCGACGCAGTCCAGGCCCGCGAAGACCGTATGTTAGACTGGCAAAAATTTAGCATAGCCGAACGCGACAAGATGGCCCTTGAAACGGCCAAGCTTGAAAAGGACGGCGTGGTGGATGGCACCAAGCTCCAGCTCGACGCCCAGAAGCTGATGGTCGAGGCCCAGAAGAACCAGGCCAAGGCCCAGAACGATACTGACAAGGTAATGCTCGACGCCATGAAGCAGGCCGGTGCTGAACAGCAGGCTTATGCCAACGGCGAGCAGGCCGGTTACGAACAGGGCGCTTCTGACGGGGTGAATGCGGCCTTTGGGAGGTAGTTCATGGCAACACCTAGAATAAGGTTTGATATTGACAAGGCTCCGAAGGGCTATCATAACTACAAGCTAGCGAATGATATGTTCCATCGGAGAACCGCCCGCCGTCAAACGGAAGCCCAGCGTGAAAAGATATTCGCCCAAATGAAGTCCCTCGTTGGCCTTCCAAATGGCCCACGGAATCTTCTTGCGGCCCGTCGCCTAGCCGAACAGAAGTTAAAGGAATTGCCTGAATATTGGGACGAGGACCTTCATCCGCGTTTTGGTGGTCCAGGCGGATCCTCTTCGGCAATCAAGCAAATAACCCCTTATGCAGGCGGGGTGTTTATCCAGTTCCAGGGCGGTAGCGGTAAGCAGTATTGGTACCCGGCCGGGGGCAACATTGCAACGACGGCCAAGCGCGTCGAGAAGCTTATTCTCCAAGGATCCATTGGTCAATACTTCAATAAGGTCTTTGCGGGAAAGAACAGGATGAAGTCCAAACGTCTTAAATCCGGCAAGATAAAATATGTTGGAAAGATGTACGACTACAACCGCTTGAAGATTAAACCGTAGTGCATACTACTTATTCTGAACAAAGCGCGTGAATAGGCCACGCGCATATAAATTTAACCCGCCTATTTGGAGAACTTTATGGTCTCAACAGAAACGGCCTTAGATTATCTGAAGAAAAAGCACGAAGCGGAAGCAGAAGCATCTGGACAATCTTCTGAACAAACTACGCAGCAGTCCGAAGATAAGCAACCGGAAGCCCAAGGCACCGAAACTTCCAACGTCCAAACGGAAGCGGAGGAAAAGAAGGAAGAACCGGTCAAGACAGACGAACCGAAGGTTGAAGAAAAGAAGGAAGACGAAAAGCCTTCCGAGCAGCCCAAGGAAGAAGTCAAGTCTAACGAGAACGACAAGACGGAAAAGTCCGAGCAGAAGCCGGACAAGACTCCGCCGAAACGCAAATACACTCACGAAGAGCGCGTTGCGCACAAATTCGCAAAGCAGAACGAGAAGCTTCGCGAACGCGGCGAAACCATCAAGAAGCAGCAGGAGACTATCGACTCCCTCAACAAGGAGCTCGAAAAGTACAAGGGCCTAAGGCTCGAAGACTTCGAGAACAACATGGAGGCATACGCTGACTGGAAAGCCAAGGAAGCGTCCATGCAGAACGAAGTCAAGTTCCGAATCGAAATGATGGAGCGTGAACAGCGTGAAGCGGCTGAACTGGAAACAGCAAGGCGCGAAGAGCTTTCCTTCGAGGATGAAGATGAACGCGAGGAATACCGTGAAATGCTCCGCAAGAACGGCCCTCAGTTCTACGACGCCTTGCAGAAGGCTGACGCGGACTACATGAACCCCAATGGCCGTGGTGAAATTGCGAAGGCGGTGCTTGGTTACCTAAGCGGCGTGGACAAGTATCCGGTGGTTCTCAAGCAGTTGATGGACTTGAACACGGGCGCCCTCAAGAGGGTGTTCAGCGGTTCCAAGGATCCGGAAATCATCCGGAGCAACCTCCACCAGCTTACACAGGAAATTCTTTCCGGGCAGAAGAAGACTTCCGAACAAACTACTGTTGCCCAGAACCATCCGAATCCGGTGAAGCCGATTCCAGTCATTGGAAAGCAGGTTACAGCGAATTCGAAACCTAGCGAGCCGGTGCATGACCGGGCGTTTTGGACAAACTACGCCCTGAACCACCGCTAGGGACAAAGTAATCCAAATAGGAGAAATCCATCATGGCAATCAATGCTGTTGTTAATAACAAAGTAGAACTTATCGCGTTCCGCGCCGCGGAAGCTAGTAACTATCTCCGTCTGGGGAGCCGGAAATACTTCAAGGATCAGCTTGTTGGGAAGCGTAACGGCACCCAGTATTCCTTCGTCGTTCGCGATGCAGGTGAATTCCAGGAAGGCGTCGACCTCTCCGGTAACGGCCCGTCCACCCTCACTGAACGCAAGGTGACCAAGTCCCTCCAGGTCGGCAACGTCCTTATCCAGACCAACCTTTTGAACAAGGTAACGGATGTCGACTGGGATGATGATGTCGCAAAAATCAACGGACCGAAGCTTATTCACGGCGTTGTCCGCAAGGCCGTCGATGCTGACCTCGGTCTCCAGAATACTGCATTTGTTGGTACCGGTTTCCAGCCGCTCTTCAAGGCTCAGAACTTCCTCAAGACGGTCTCTGACGCTCAGTCTTACGGATTTATTAATCCTCTCATAAATTCGGTATTGAGTTCAAACGGCCAGTCTTTCCAACCCGCTGAAGCATCCGACGTGTTCTCCGGTGCAGGCCTCGTCGGTAAGCTTGCCGACGTTGAATACCGTGCAAACCAGTACATGCCGATGGTGTCCGTGGACTCCGCCCTCGACACCGAAATCAAGAAGGTTACCGGCCTCGCTTATGCAGATGCAGGTGACGGCGTGAATGCAACGCTTACCCTCTCCGGCGTGAACGCTGTCATTCCGAAGGGTTACGTGCTCTGGATCAAGGGCCTCTACGCAACCGATATTTGCGGTGACAAGACTGCTGCTCTCAAGGCATTCATTGCTTACGAAGATGGCACGACTGACGGTACGGATGCCGTCATGAAGATCCGCAAGGTCAACTTCGCCGGCGAAGGCACCAAGGAAGTTTGCAAGGCCGATGGCTCCGCTTACGGTGCAACGGAATCTGCAGCTATCACCGCGTTCAACTCTGCAATTGCCGCTTACACGAAGGCAAACATCGACTTCCTCCCGGTTGGCGACTACTTCGGTGGCTTTGTCCGTATCGATGGCGCCATGGAATTCGAAACCATCGGTGAACTCGACGCCTCCAACGCCGATACGAAGAAGGAAACTGTCGAAGGCCTCACGGTCATCGAAAACCGCGCCGTTGACGTTATCAAGGGCACGAACGATACCCGTTGGACGGTCGTTTCCATGTCCGGCATCGTGGAACCAAGGGAAGTGTCCTACGTACTAGTACGTGATCTGGTCATCAACCAGGTCAGCACCAATCCGTAATTTGTACGGAATTGTTCCTTAAAGGTGGATGGCGCAAGCCGTCCACTTTTTTGTTTGTACTAAACAGTAATTTACTTAATCGAAATTTATGTTGTACACGCGCCCGTCGCCCGCTTCGGCGCGATATTCCCGTTCGCACTCTTCAAGGTGTTCCTCGATTGCGTTGGCCTTGTTTCGTTCAGAAATCTTCCTCTTAAAGAAACGGCAAGCGGCTGTGAAACAGCTCCGGTAAATATAGCTGTAAGGGCTTGTCCCGGCCTTGATGTACTTCATGGAGCCCCAAGCATCTGGAAACATGAAATCGGCGCACTCTTCC